CTCTCTTCTTCTTCCTCTACACTCTCTTCTTCTTCCTCTACACTCTCTTCTTCTTCCTCTACACTCTCTTCTTCTTCCTCTACACCCTCTTCTTCCTCTACACCCTCTTCTTCCTCTACACCCTCTTCCTCTACAACCTCTTCTTCCTCTACAACCTCTTCCTCTACAACCTCTTCCTCTACAACCTCTTCCTCTACAACCTCTTCCTCTACAACCTCTTCTTCTTCTACAACCTCTTCTTCTTCTACAACCTCTTCTTCTTCTTCTTCTTCTTCTTCTTCCTCAACAACATCTTCGTCTACATTTTTGATGACGATTTTCTCTACAATTGTTTCAACCACTTCTTTTACAACTTTCTGGACAATTCCTTTATTTTTTCTCACAGAATTGTTGTCAATAACTTCACGTTTAATTTGTACAGGTTCGGCTTCTTTTTCCAATAAATCAATAATATCATTCTTTTTTATATCTTGTTTAATATATTCTACTTCCGAGTAATCATCTCCAAACTGTTCTTCCTTTACAGTGACAACTGTTTTATCTTTTCGCAGTCGTCGTACTAAGTCTTGATAGTCTTTTACTGTCTTTTCGAGTGTTTTCAGTTTCGACTGTAACTTACTTATTTTCTTTATTTTTTTTTGGTATTTTGTCTGGAGCTTACTTGTCTCTGACTGTAACGCAATCATTATTCTGTCCATTATATCTCGTTTATACTGTAATAAAGAATGTGTTATGTAGATAACAAATATTGTTTTTAAATCCCTTATCAAAAACTTAAAATCAATTTTATGGAATATGTATTTATGAACTAACTCCGAAATTATCACGGAGAATTGAATTTCTGCACGCTGCAACGCTTTTTTCACTTTGTTTTTTCACTTTATAATTACCTTTACTTTGTACGGATGGTGTACTATTCGAATTAATTTTATCATTATCTTCGTGAATTTCTGGTAGAATTCGAGTAACTGGTTTATCAATACATAAAAGCATATGTTTTGACTTTGACAATGCACGAAATTCATGAATATTCATATTGCCGTAAAACTTTTCAAGAAAATAATGAGGGTCATTTGCAGGTTTAATATTTTGTGTATATCCGTCTCTTTTACCGTAATAATAATTAATATGTTGATAGGATTCTATCTTAGCAGAATCGTCCCAAGGCATAAAATGAAATAAATGCGCAACACTGCATTCAGGACTACAGAAGGAGCCGTGTCCTATGAAACTTCCTTGAGTTGAATTTTGTAAAATATAACAAGTATTATTGTCATATGGGTATGTACACCAGAAACAACACGATTTTCTGTCATTTGATACACCTTTATACACCTCTATTTTCAACTCTTTTATTTTTTCTTTTAATTCTATAGTGTTATCAATAATACTAGGTGTAGTATTTGAGACAACAACCGCATTTGTATCTAATTGCTTATTTATGAATTCATTTTTCGGGGGTTCATTTAGTATTGCAGAATCATATAATTTATAATGATTGTCTTCTTCAAATGGTTTAATTTCATTTGGAACATCTGGATTATATGTACAGTATAAATGTATATTTTGTTTACTTAAATATAGTTCAACATCTTTCAAAAAACATTTTAAATGTAAAATAACATTTGCTTTTTGTTTTATTTCTATTTGATTTTGAGACATTGATTCAATAATTTTAACTGGTTGTAACTTGGAGTTTCGTTTTTTTACCTTCTCTTTTAACAATTCGGGTTGACCAGGCGTATCATCAACAATTTTTTTTCTTCTTCCTCTTTTCTTTGGAACGTTTTCGATATTTGGAATCGTCATTTTTAATATTATACCTAAAATACATTTATACTATTTTTGATAAGCAAATAAATAGAAGATGAGAAATGTAAAATAAATACATTTCTTGATTGGATATATTAAATAATTATACAATTTAATGCAAAAAAATATAGTGAAAAATTGTATTCCTTGGTCAGAAAAATATAGACCTATCGGATTTCAAGAAACGATTTTGGATCCTATAAATAGAAGTATTTTTGAAAACATTATTGAGAGAAAACAGTTTCCGAATATTCTTTTGTATGGCCCACCAGGTGTTGGTAAAACTACGTCAGCAATAAATCTGATAAAAGCATATCAACAGAAATATTATAGACCAAATAAAGAGACGGTTATTCATTTGAACGCATCTGATGAACGAGGAATTGAGTTAATTAGAAACCAAATATTTAATTTTGTAAGAAGTTGTAACATGTTTGAAAGTGGATTAAAATTTGTTATTCTAGATGAAGTGGATTATATGACAAAAAATGCACAACAAGCATTGAAGAATTTGTTGCAAAGTTCCTATAAAAATGTAAGGTTTTGTCTCATTTGCAATTATATCTGCAAAATAGAACACTCCTTATTAAATGAATTTGTATGTATACGTTTCAATAAATTACCCGATAATGAAATCGAAAATTTCTTTAAAGTATTAATAGATAAAGAAAAACTTAAAATTTCAACAGATTTTATTCAAAAAATGAAGACCATGTTTCATACAGATATCCGAAGTATGGTAAATTATTTACAATTGCACCATAGTGAAGAAGAACAACACTGTTTTAATAGCAATAATTATGATTTTTATGAAAGCTTACATAATATGTTTGTTAATCACACTGACGAAAAACATATTTTACAGTTTATTTACAAGTATATCAATGTACAATACAATATAGATTTACATAGTTTTATAAAAGATTTCTTTCATTATATAATTAGTAATCATAAAGACTTTGTTGAATATCATTTTTTAAATATTGCTGAGACAATTGTACATGAAGTAAATGATAATGATTGTATTGTGAATTATTTTGTCTATCAATTATCTTCGTTTCATAAAAACAGAAAATTGAAATGAATATAAAAGACTTAGCTACAAATACATAATTCGTATTTTTCATACATACACATATCTAGTTTATCTCATATTTTGAAAGATGAGTGTATCAATTGATCAAGAGTGGCAACAATTTCTGTCGGCTTATTCTGGTTCTGCACATAACTTAGTAGATTTTCAATCGTTTAATCAAAAAAACGAAGAATCAATCAAAACAAAAACATCAAAAACAACTACTTCTAATTCACTAAGTAGCAGTGATGAAGAAATCGATGAATCAGACGGAGGTGAAGACGACGACGAAGACGACGACGACGAAGATGAAGATGAAGATGAAGATGAAGATGAAGAAAACCCATCAAAAGTAGTTGATAAAACCCCAGAAATAACAATTATAAGAAATCCATGTGAAGAATTATATATATCCACACAAACACAAATATTCTTCTTGAACACGAATGAAGTTGATGTTGACAATATCTTTTGGAGTATTCCTGTTATAGAATATGCAACGCCATCTGTTGGAGTAATCAAAAAACAAATGCGAATTATTTCAAAAGATAAAGATGAATTCGCGAAATACCAACAGGATTTAAAACAGTATAAATATTATGCGGAAAAAATTATGAAACAAATCGACAATCCGAAAGCCCGTAAAATCAAATATAAAGATGTTCGAAAACTAACAGTAGGTGTATCTAAAAAAGATATTATGAACTGTCACGGTAAAAACAAGAATGCATTTATAAATTGTTTCGCAATGATTTTACGCGTAAAGTATCATAACATGTTTCACGAAATACACGTTAAAGTCTTCAATACTGGTAAATTAGCGATTCCTGGTATTGTAGATGATGGATTATTATATGAGACGAAAAAAGTGTTACTTTCTATACTTCAATCCTGTTTTATTGATTTTGAATTGAAATTAATTCTTGCAGAAGATTCGCCATTAGTAAAACGTCTAGTTCGTGGTAAAAAGAATCATGGAAAATCAAGTATTTTAGGAGAAAATGGAAAATCTGACACTTCTTCCAAAAGTTATTTTGAATATGTAAAACCAAAGGGAAATGTACTTATTAATTCGAATTTTAATTGTGGTTATTACATTCAGCAAGAAAAATTAAAAGGTATTTTACGAGATAAATATAAGTTAAATCCATCATATGATCCTTCCATGTATCCTGGCGTCAAATGTAAATTCTTTTATAAGAATGATTTACCTACTGACAATACTATACAAAATGGCATTTTGAGTCAAGATGATAAAAATGTAACCATGACTGAATTGGATGAATTAAGCAAGGATAAGTATACTAAAGTTTCGTTCATGGTATTTCGTACAGGAAATTGTCTCATTGTTGGAAATTGTACAAAAGAAATCCTGCACTTTGTCTTTGAATTCGTAAAAAAAATCTTAATGGATGAATATGAAATGATCAAGGCAATAAATGATGTTCCTGTTATAAAGCTAAAAAAGAAGAAAGCACGGAAACGCGTGGTTTATTTAGAAAGAATATACTATAATAAACATATTATAACTTAATTAAAAAAGGAGTTAAAGTATGTATCCTCTTATTTTGTAATTATTATATCTTAATAAGAAAATATATCAAAGATGTCAAGTGGTGAAGTTGTATTAGATCAGGGACATAGACTTCCTTTAGACAAGACCTTGCAAAATGCGGCAAAATTATCGATTGTTGAAGACAGACCTATTTTAATGGACTATTGGACGGATTCTTTAGACAAGTCTGTTATGATTGGTATTCGTGAAGATGAAAAAAAAATGTTGATTAAAAACACTGAAGAATATACGAGTTATATTGAGAAAATTTTTCGTATTGGTGGGTCTGATTATATTGTTATGACTGAAAACTCGATTTATTTGGTTGACAAGGACATCCCTACTAAAAAAGTGAGCTTTGATGCATAATATATATAAGGTAAGGTAAGGTAAGGTAAGGCTTTTATGCATAATTGTATTATACAGTAAACAAATTGTGTTTATTGTACAATATACGACTAAGATTATAGAACATCATAAATTGTTTTGCGTTGTGTCTCATCTAATGACTCTGGAAACTGTAAATCAAACTCGATTATAAGCATTCCAGTAACGTCTCCTTTTGTCATTCCCAGATTTAGTATTTCTTGTTTGTATCCAGGATATACGACATTGATATTAGTCTTATTTGATATTCTCAGTATTTTCCCACTTAGGTGGTGTACTTCTATGTGGAAACCACACAATGCATTTTTTAATGGTATTATTGTTTTATATAATAGATTATTGCCTTGACGTTTGAAATATGTGTGTTCTGCAATTTGAACTGTGATACAAATGTCTCCTTTTAGGGTTTCATTGACATTTCCTTTTCCATGAATCGTTATTTTTTCACCACATAATATCCCTTTTGGGATTTGCATAGGTATTCTCTCCTTTTCTATAGTATTTACTCCATTCTGTACATTAGACCGTTCGATTTCAATCATTATTTGAACACCCGTATATGCGTTCTCTAATGTAATCGGAATTGTTCTCTCAATTGTTCTCGGTTTTTGTGGCGTATGAAATACTGGTTTTCCATTGTGAAATACTTGAATATTAGGAATTCCGTGTGAACGATTCGTGTGAATACCTCCATGTGAAAATATATGATTAAAAATGTCATTTATATCGTTACTCTGACTATGTCGTGAAGCTGGAAATGGAAATGGAAATGGAAACCCTCCTCCTAAATTATTATCACCTCCGAATTTAAGTTTATTGTCGTACTCTTTCTTTTTGTCAACGTCTCCTAATGTCTCAAACGCCTCATTGATTTTCTGAATTTTATCTACAGCGCTTGGCTCTGAATTGCGATCAGGATGATACTGTAAACTTAATTTACGATATGATTTTTTGATTTCTATATCAGACGAATCGCTGGATACTTCCAAGGTATCATAAAAATTACCAGTAGACATTTTTAGTATAATAATATTATATTTCCAAAAAACTCGTTTATATTAGTTCATTCCGTAAAGAAAATACTTTATTGAATCAAAGCACATAAACTAATAATACGTGATACATCAACATTAGAATTAATAAACTATGGATGAACC